ATAATCTTAACGAATATCGTACTTCCCGAAATTTGACTTGATTCCTAACATCATCATCTCCGCATACCTCCAACTGTCAATCCCGTGATCCGTTCCGATTGGTGTGTTCATGGTTCGCCCTTGAGCATCACTATCCCAACAATAGTTTCGTAGTTCCTTAATTAGGTTTGTGCTTGTGGATGTAACCAAATAGGATTGGGATTGCATGATTTGAATTCCGTAGTTAATTGAATCTTTGCCCTTGGTTACGCCCTTGATTCTTATTCCATACCTCCGTATCTCATCAATTGATTTTGGTTCGGCTGAATCCGCATAAACGGGTACATGGTTGGGCAATGCCCTTGCAATGTCCGAATTAAGCATTCCCGTGCGGTATGCGACTTCATCAACTATTCGTTGACCATTGTATTCATAAACGGCAACAATCGCCGTAGGATCGTTTGTATAACCGAAATCCACACCACAACCAACCAACCTTGCATCCTCTGGTATTTTGTCGATGGTTTGCCAATTTGAAAAGATAACCCCTTGTAGGTTTCCAATCTCACCAAGCCCATATACCCGCCACCAATTGGCCCAATAATTGGATGTTTCCGCCCTATCCCGTGCCTTTTCAATTTCGTTTACAATTGATTTGTCCAACGCTTCGTTATCCTTGTAAGTGAGAATTATCATTTCGGAATCTTCATCACCTATCAACTCCGAATCCACCCAAAATTCACTTACTGGGTTGTAATCAAGATAAATAAACTTCCGTGTACGAATAGAAAGTTGATAATAGGATTCCCAATCTATGTTGTTGCACTCGTTTACGAATAACACATCACGCCTTGCACCCCTCAACTTTTGTGGTTGGTCTGCGGAAAAGAATTCAATGTATGAATCGTTTGAAAAGGTGTATGTCAATGATGACTTGTTCCATTTGTTGGCATCGTACATTCCAACCATGTCCATAATTTTAAGGAAATCACGGATGGCACCCCTTCGCAAATGCGGGATGGTTTCCGATACAACAGATATTTCACACTTCGGGTTTTGCACCGCGTATGTGATAAGCATTGGAATAATGCTGAATGTTTTAGAATTATCACCCCCACCACCGAAGCAATGGGGGTTAAACAGAGGAAGATGTACCACCGCGAACGATGCGCACACGCTTCCTCAATTTACTTATCTTGACCTGGGCTGTTGTCTGTTGTAACATCTAAATTTATTCCGTTAAATATGGGCTTTTCTGTGGTAACATCAATTTGTTGGGTGGGCATACCAAATCCCGAATCCATCAATTGTTTGTACGCACCAACATCACCTTTCCTTGCCTTGTGTATCATTGCAAGGGTTATCAAATCTTCTTGTGATAGTTTCTCCAATTCACCCGTGATGGGGTTTTTGCTTTCTTGCATTACCTCCAACCACTTCCGTGCGATGGTGCTTCGGTTCTTGCTTCCCTTTGGTCTGCCATTGGGGTTGCGTACTTCACCAGGTTGTGGTGGTATTATGTTTTCAGGGTTTGGCATGGTATCAAATTATTTTCAAATTATTCTTCCAAAATATATTTCAACCTTTCAAGGTCTTTTGAAGTCCAAATACCAACATCATTTGGGTCTCCATGACTTCCTAATTCTATGAAATCCCCTTGCGTTATTTTTGAACCATAATACTCAAACTTGATTGTATCGTCAATTAAATTTTGTTGATACACAATTCGGTTAAATGCGGGGATACTAAATTCTTTTATCTTTTCAATAATGAATTTTGCTGATTCATGCGTTCCATCAAAGATATATCCTTTGATATAGGTTGTTCGCTTATATTTTTTCAGTATCATAGGTTTTCTATTTTTTTGTCGTAATACCTCAAACCCATTTCCAATTGGCAATAATATAAGTAATCAGCGTTAATTTCATCTCTTATAACCAATCCTTCTTTGTGAACTGTGGTACACGCTTCGCAATCACATAGATTTTTTTTGCGATATATCCTTTTTCCTATTCGATTAATAAACCATTGCTTATTATGTGGTTTTTTCGGTGTCATAATCAATCATTTGGTAGTAAAGGAATAGGCATCCACATATATGGTGCATTGATTGGTGAATCATCTGTTGACAAATACCATTGCCCGTCTAAAATATAGGCAACCTCTTTGGTGTCAATTAATACCCACACTTGGTCATGTGGTATGGTGTCGCGGGTTTCTCTCCATGCTTTCATGAGTTTTCTATTGCTTCTTTGTAAGTGTCAAAAAATTCTTCATCTCCGTTGTATGTATCTGTTACCAAGTAATCAACTTGCTGACCCATACATGAGCAAATTGAAACTCCATTTTCAAGTGCTATGTAAACATAACCTGAATGAGGATTAAATCCAATTGCCATAATTTCCTCGTTTGGACATTCATTGGCGTATGCCATGAAAATCTTACCAAATCCTTTTGCCTCGCAGTAGGCAATTGAACCATCAATGCCGTTGATTGTAATGTTATTTGTCATATTGCTTGTAATTTAATTGTTTCAACTTGAATTTTCAATACACACTTTTTTTCATTCATGTAATGGCATATCACTTCCGATGTTGTTTCATTGATTTGTTGCAAAAATACTCCGATACATTCAACTTTGTCAATTGAATCCAATGTCCATTTTGTCATTTGTCCTATTTCCATGTCACAAATATACGGATATATTTGATATTTCAAATACAAAATTATCTTTTTTCAAAGGATGCTGTAATTCTATTTTCCGATGTTCGCATATTGCCAAGTGTTGAACTTGTACTTTGTGATTTTGTTCTTGATAATCTTGTTGTAATCCATTTGTTTGATTTTTTTAATGAGTATATCAAACTTGGTGCAGATGTTGTGATATTGAATCTTTGTTTTGTTTTCATGTACACATCCCCAATATGGTTTAACAATACACCGCCTATTCCAATGCCTTGATAATCGGGTAAAATAACCAATCGATGTACTTTCTTCATGTTTTTTACTTTTGGATGTGGAAAATGCAAAACCGAAATAAACCCCGCTATTTGGTCATTAACCAATGCCACATACACATTTGCCGCGTTATTGTGTGAATGACTTAAATAGTGATATTTAGCAAACATTTTCCATATTCCTTTATCTGCTGACTGGTATATCTCAAATTTAATTTCGGGCCTATTTTTTTTTTGCCCTTCAAAAGATTGAAAGGTCATCGTGTCTGTGTTAAATACCCAATCGGGTAATAACCAATCTTCCACATCAAAATGGCAAGTTACCGCAATAAATTTCTTTTGTGTTTTTCTTATTGCCTTCTGCATAGCGAATGACCCGATTTGAGCCACTTGCCTATCAACTACCGAAGTAAATTCATCGAACACAAACAAATCCGTATCGGATAAAATTGCTCGCGCTAAATCACACCGCATCTTTTCACCATTACTCAACACAGAATATGGTTTTAACCATGATGGTGGTGAACTAAAACCAACCGAATTAAATGCTTTTGTTATGTCATCAACTGATTTATCTTTTGGCATATCATCCAACACACATTCTCCATCGTATTCAAAGGATGTAATGTAAGCATTTTCAAACAACTGTTTGGCAATGGTAGTTTTGCCCGTTCCACTTTTGCCTACTATTAATCCAATTTGCCAATTTTCGTTTATGTCGATGTTGCCAACAAATCGTTCTTCAATAGCATCCGATTGTAAATCAAATTTACCCACAATGGCTGCAACACGGAATGACTTTTTCGGTTGACTGCGTTTTACAATGTCAAAAGACGGCATTCGTATCCCTCCTCAATTAATTTAATGTACGCTTGTTCTTGTGATTGTTCATCTTTGCAAATGATTTCAATGCGAAAAGATTCTTGAATTTTATCCGATAAATCATCAGGTTCAACAGAATCCAATACCACTGGAACATCCAAACCCCACTCGGTTAATTCTTCGGGATTCCAATCATTTGCCAACGCATCCCAATCCCATTCACCAAATCCAACATTGTCCTTAATTAAAAACTCCCGTTGTTGTTGTTCGGTTAGGTTTTCCGCCTTGATGATTGGTATTTCTTTGATGCCGATTTCCTGAATGGCTTTCCATCTCATGTTACCACCAAGAATCATCATTTCATTATTGACAACAATGGGGCGTATCTCCAACATTTCGGGAAAGTCCTTGATTGATTGTACTAACTTTTTGAATTTATCATCCTTCAAAATCCTCGGATTGTTTTCGTTTGGGATGATGTCTTTTGTTTTAACCCATTCTATGTTCATTTGTTCATTTTTATTTGGTGTGTGATGATTAAAAAATCCATGTGTTGTTTCTTATCCCCGTAAAATTCGTGACAAGTTCTGCAAAGTGCCATGATATTTTCAATGTTGTCACGCAGTTTAGAACCACCCATTCCACGGGCTTTGATGTGGTGCAAATCCTGGGCAACCGATGAACATACTTCGCAATAAATTGTATCACATTTATCATATCCAAAGTGTTCAAGGTAGTTCTTTTGATACGCTTTCATTTAGTTGCCTAATTTGTGTTAACCATTCGCCCCATCGTTCACGATCCGCAAACCTAACTTTGCACTTGTCACAAATATAAATTAAATTGGATTCGATGTGGGGTCCAGTGGGGTTGATTTTTTCTTCTGTGCTTACTTTGTAATGGTCACAAACCTCACACTCATTCTTGCACTTGATAAGTTTCATACACTTGTGTCAACTCGTTAATCATGGTTTGCCATGCCTTGGGGTTGCAAGTACACGGCTTGTAAATTTTTTTGCTTTGAAATATCCTTGACCACATTTTGGATAGGTGGTCCGCTTCCATTGGTGATAAGGTGGTGGAATTTATGGTCTTGAAATGTGTAAACCAATCGTATTCACCCTCCGTCATGCACAATGGTTTGCGGTTTGGGAATATCTTGTTCAATTTGTGTTTACGGGCATCGCATCCGCAATCTTCCGAGTTCAACCACTTGACAATGGTTTCAATCCCCGTGGCTTTCGTGACCTTCTGTATCGTATCCCCCAGCCCGATGGATGGTCGTGATTCGGTAAACTGTTTCCGTGTGTCTTTTTTCTTCTGCATATATCTTGTATTTGTTTTGTGTCCTTTGTTT